TTAAAATACTTATTTAGGTTTTTTATTATTTTTTCGTCAATTTCACCTCCTCCGATTGTATCTGGATAACAAAAGAAGTTTTTAGTGTCGTATACTATTGCCTCATCACACATTGTGTCTAAGATTTCTTCAACCTCATCTTGCATTGCAAAGTTTCTTAACTCTTCTCTTTTTCTGACGTATGATTGGTCAAAGAAACTTATTGACTTTCTCATTGTAGTATCAGCCATTGAAAGAGCTGCAAACGGGTACCAATAGTCTTCATTATCATACCCCAATGGATTCATCTGGCCGTAACCTATTCTGTCCTCCATGACACCAATACCTTGTGAATTACGAAGAATCATATCATCGTACTTCATTCCAAAGCTACTTAACTCTTGTAGAGCTTTTCCTATTGAAATTCTTCTTTGTCCTAATGGACCAAATCTATCTAAAAAACCTGGCATATTCTATTTTTATATCTTCTTGTTATATATCATTATTAAATCTGTGCGCCGGAAATATCTCCGCCGCTTATGTTACCTATTTCTAATGTGGCAACTCTTTTCCATTCTTGGTAACCGAATACATATGTGCTTGTTCTTCTATTTGAAATATATCTTCTGAATGCATTCATGTAACCAGATGATTCTAGAAATCTTTTTATATTTTCGTAATACATTGCTTTAATCTCATTTTGAGAAACAGCATCATTTCCACTTAGTCTTACAGCTCTGTCAATTTTCTTTTTATATTGTGTATAAACTCTATCGAGAAAATCAAGTCGTTTAGAAGAGCTAAGTAGGTTTAAGTTTATACCTACATCATAGCCATCTATTCTGCCTAGACTTAATACGACAGGTGTCCTATCCCAGATTTTATCATCCCTTACTGGATTTGCATAAGTGAATGAATATATTTTACCTGGTTTAAAAACCTCATTTGTTCTAGAAACACTAGAATCACCCGTACCTGACTTTGAAGATTTATACCATTTATTAGAATCCTGTTGTTGAGGACCTTTACCTCTCATTTCTCTCTGAAATGCTGATATTTCGTCTTTAAGAGCTCCCATTATTTTATGCTATCTTCTGTTAGTATTATATATTTCATTCCTCTTGATTCTGCATATGCCTTTGCTGCTCTAGCTTTAGATAAATTTTTAATATACGTTTCAACCGCATATTTATAATTCTTAATTGCTTGTTCTGTTTTTCGCTTAGGCTCTTTAGGGATTTTAACTTGTGATTTGGGTTTAATTTCAACTAAAAATTCTTTGATTGTATCTACTGAAGTTCTAACTTTAATCCAAAAATCAGGGTAGTAACTGTGTATCTTTCCTGTAAGTTTATTAAAATATTGTATAGAAAAAGGCTCTGAACTCCATGCAATTATATCATCATTTGTATCGCAGTACATACAATACTTTTTTTCCCAGCTAGACCTGCATATGATTGGACCTGGTCCAACATATTTATTTTCATTTAAAGGTGAAAATTTTCCACCTTTATATTTAGAATCAGGTTTAACTTTTTTAATTGACATTAATAGTAATTAGATGATATTGAGTATATGCCGCTTTCGCCGTCTTCATCACTACTTGAACCACCGTCTAGGCTTATTGTACCTGCGTATTTCTTAGGATATAATTTATTCCAACCTTTGGCAAAACCTCTTTTTGAAATTTCAGTATAATATGCGAAAGCATTTTTATATTTAGGATTATAACTTTTCCAGTACTTTAGTAAGTCAAGTCTCGCTTGTTGTATACAATCTTCTTTGTCTTCTATTCTTGTATATGTTAATTTGTTATTTGCTCTTTCTGCTAATAACATTAACATATCCTGTGCAGTACGTGTCAGTTCACCTTGTTCCTGTGATTTTACAATTTCGTCATGTAAATCACCATTGTTTAGATAACCTTTTTTTCTTGCCATTATTTACTTTTTTTATAAGATGGTTTTATATCCTTAAGGTTGAAATTGTTTCTATACCCTAAGAAACGGGGCTTACGGGCCCCGTATTCTTTATGTGAATATTAATTAAGCTCATTTAGAGCTGTTTGCCATTTTTCAATTTCTGAAACAAGTAATCTATCTGCTTCTTCTAAAACTTGAACATTGCTAGTATTTTTCATAATTGAAAGCTTAGAGCGTTGTTCTTTTAAGAATTGTATTCTGTCGAACATTGAATCTCTTTTTGCAGAAAGTTCTGCTGCAATTTTTTGTTCTCCTTCTAGAAGGTCTACAAGAGATGAGCTGATATCGTAATTAACGTGTTCTTTTACTAAAGTAATTGCTTCAGTTGCACTTTCAGCCTTTAGCATTTCGTTCATTCTCATTGCAGGATTAATTCTATTTATATAGACATTTTCACCTACTCTTATTACATTTGCTGTAACTCCTTTTTTAGTTCTAGAAGCAACTGACTGTACAAAATCTAATTCAACAAAAGAATTAATGTTTTCATATGCTTTAACTAGCATCTGAAGTTCAGATGTTTCATTGATTTTAACTGAACCATTCGCAAGAAGGAAGTTTCTAATATCATTAGATTCTTTAACAGGAATTACTTCTCCATTAAATTTAAAAGCGGTACCTGATTCATTTAACTCAAATGAAATTACATTTTTACCTTTATATCTTGTAAGAGTTCCTGTCCCGAATTTAAAATTTTCAGTAACTGCAATAAGTGTCAAATAAAGTGCACCCATTGTTTTAGGGTCAATCATTGTGATATTATTCTCATTTAAACCATATACTGCTCCTGAAAGATAGAAATACACAGTACCATCTTTTTCTAAAACAGGAGAGAATTTCTTTTCTACAATAGCTTCAGTATTATTAGAAAGATTTCCTTCAAGTGCATTAACTGTTTCTACAAGTCTTTTTACTTGAGGTACCCATGTTAATTCATCAAATGCATATTTGATGTTTTCTCTAATTTCACTTTCATTTAAACCTTTGATTGATTGAAGCTTAGATATTGCCGGAGAATAAAAACTTCTGTTATTATTTTTCTGTAAATCTTTAAGAGCCCATTCTACTTCAAATGACATATAGTTTTCTTTAAGAAATTCTCCGATATTATTGATGCTTTCTTTTACGAAACCTAACCATTCAAATTGACTTAGTTCTGTAATTGCATTTACAGCTAATTGAGATTCAGTTACTGATTTGTCTTGACTGTATATTCTGCTTATATATTTTTCGCAAATGGATTTTACGTTATTCATAGTAAACAGTGAATTATCAGTCTTCATGCTGTCAGCATTCTCTGATATTTCTTTAAGTCTTCCCTTTAAGTTAAATCTTTCAGATAGTGTTTTAGTTTTATTAACTTTATCTACACCTTCTATCATTTGTGCATTTTCAAGTACAGTACCTACTTCAGGAATCCAAGATTCAAATATTCTTAATTCGCTATTTACATTCTTTCTGATTTCAGACTCGTTCATAGATTTAAGAGATTCTAGTCTGTCAATTACATTACTGAACATTCCTTTCTGATTTGAATTCGAAAGATTATTATGTAAGTTATTAACTTGTAGAGTCATAATGTTTTCATAAAGAGTTGATTCGATCACATTTATACATTCTCTTACAGGTGAAATAAAATCGAACCTGTTTAAGTCGGATACGAGTCTTTTTGCCATTCCAGCTACTTGTGAAATAGAAAGATTTGTTTTGTCTGTATTTAAGTAGCCTTCACATACATTGATTACTGCATCTGCATTATAGTTTGCAGAATCTTCAGTTTTGTATTCGTTCATTGCGTCTACTAGATTACGTAATTTATTTGTGAAATCTAGCTGTTCTTTAACATTAACAGTCATTGATATAGTATTATTTTGAGGTATATATGATTGTATAGCATTATATGCATCTTGTTTTTCAATTCCCATTGTATACAAGATGTTATATATTTTTTCAGGTGAGTGACCTGACATATGGAATAGCATAACAAGGTCTCTCATGTTATTTCTACCCCATTCTCCCTTTGGATTAGTGTATTGGACAACTAACGATTCGTATAAGTCGTCCTTTTTATTATCTTTTGCTAGTGCTTTTGCTGTATTAAATGCACTTTCTCTTGCGCTAAGAATTGACATAATTATTATTTATGATTTTTTTATATATCAGCATAATTGGCATATATCCCTATGATATTAGCAATCATCACAATCCTGACAATTTTCGCTGTTATTTACGTTTTTCCAAATAGAATCAGGTTCACCTTGTAATTGATTAAAACCTGAATCAAGTGATATACCTGGGGGAACAAGTGTTTGTGAGCTACCTAGTCCAAACATTCTGTTGCCGGCAAACCTTTCGTCTCTTTGTTCAAATGATGGTATAAATGACATTAATTCTATTGTGAAGTTAATTGATTTTCTTTTTTCTTCGTCAAAAGAATACTCTATAGGCCTTTCCATTTCATAGTCTTCTGGCATTTTATAATAAGATGCTATTCTATATGTACCATCTTCAATATGCCCTACATCAACATTGTACTGATTACTTTTATACAAAGTCTTTATAAGTTTTTCTGTAACTCTAAAAAGGTCTAATTGAGTATCAACCCATATTTTTCCTTCAAGTGTCATATTAACAGGTATCATTTGGAATTGAGATGTATATGCTTTCATCGTGCCGTCTTCTAGTTTCTGATAATACCCTCTTACGAATTTATTAAGAAGTGCAGCAGAGTCTATTGTCATAGAACTCATATTTACAATACCTATAGGGATTACATCATAATTTGCAATAGCCTTCTGTCTTTCGGGGTCTACACTGTCATCTAAAAGAAAATAGTCATATAACACGTCTTCGTCACCAGAGAAAGAATAATAAAAGGGAATATCAACTTTATCCCTTGTATCATTGTCTATCTGATTCATTAGATATATTTTCTTATTAAGGTCTGCGACTAAGCCTATCAAGATATGTCTAATAACAGAATCGTCTTTATTGAACTTTAAGTTATATGATGCCAATACTTGTAATTATTTTTCCTTTATCTATATATTGATAAAATTAACGTATTGATTCAACAGTAAACTTACTAAAACCATTGTCTTTAAAAATTTCTATCTTTTTATCAAAAATTTCTTGTGGTAAAACAGTATGGTTAATTACAAATGTATTTAACTCGTTTTCTTTAATTACAGTACTTAGTATTTTTAGAATACTGTATATTCCATCGTGGTCAATTGACGAGAATATCTCATCTAAGAAAAGAAGATTCAACTGAGGAAACCTAAGTTTAAGAAGCTTTATAAGTGCAATTACGACAATAAAATCGGCCTTCTTTCTTTCACCTGTACTTAAAGTTTTAGGATTAATGTCTTCACCTAAATGATTAATTATACAATTAAACTTCTCGTCAAATCTTATGTGAAAACTTAAGTGCATCTCGTTCACCATCTGAGCAATTGTAGCATTAAGACCTGGTAATATAGTTTTAATGGCTAGGTTTTTTACACCTTCGTCACCTAACATATTTTCAATTACAGACAAGAAATAATTTTCAGAATTAAGAGATGACTTCATGTTGAATTTATCCTCTTCATTTTCTTTAAATTCTGAAATAAGACTTTTAAGATGAGAGAACTCTCCGTCGCCTGATTTAACCATATTTGCTATACTTAATAACTCCTTTTTTAAGTTTTCAATAGTTGTGCCTATAGAAGAAATTTTACCTATAACTATATTTTGATTTTCTCTATTTTGGAAAGACTGTGTTTTAAGAGATTTGATTTCATCTTCAATTTCTTTAAGAGTAACAGGTGATATTTTAACTATTTCTTCAAATTCAACCTTTCTATTATTGTCGAATTCTGTATCAAGCGTTTTACCACATTCAGGGCAGCATTCGTTTTCATATAGTTTTATCTTTTTCTGTGCAGAAGTATATGTGCTATGAGTAGTGTTATATGTTTTTGATTTTTCGTCAATTTCGTCACTAAGCTCTTCAGCACGGGATTCAAGTTTTGTCTTTGCAGAATTCAATTTATCATAATCGTTCTTCAGTTTTAACAAGTCTGACTTGAGTTTTTCTATTTTCTTTTGGTTTTCCTTTGTAGATATTTTTTCAAGCTCTGATAATTTAGTAGAAGTAGCTTCAATTGATTGTGATATAGTAGTTAACTCACTTTCTACTGAAAGTATACTGTCATTTAATTCCTTTCTTTCCTTTTTCAAAAGAAGTAACATATCATTAATTGCGCTGAATCCAAATAATTTATCAATAATAAGTCTCTTGTCTTTAGGTGTCATTGTTAAAAATGACTTAAAATCATTTACTGATAGAATTATTACATTTTTAAATACCCTGTATGGCATCTCGAAAACTTCTGTCTCTAAATACTCTTGTACGTTTGCAATACCAGCCTGGTCCAAAGGAACACCATTCACTTCTGCTTTAAATAGCTTAGGCGTTAAACCCCTTTCTATTACAACAGACTTACCATTACACTGTAATTTTATTTTAACGTATAAGTTCTTGTTTATTCTATTCGGAAGGTCAGCAAGAGTCAATTCATCTACTTGACCATATAATGCAAATATAATTGCTGTTGCAATTGTTGATTTACCGTAACCATTTCCACCTAAAACTAAGTAAAGATGGCTTTGTTTTTTATCGAATGTTATCTGTTGAAGTTGTCCACCATAACTTGCGATATTCCTAAAGCTAATTTCTTCTATTTTCATATTTCTGGATTATATGATGATGTACTCATCGTATATAGTTGTTGTATCTTCTTTCTAACCCTTTCTTTCAAATCATCGTCAATTGAATAAATAGAATTAATCCATGTATTACATAAATTAACAACATCAAAATTCCGATAGCCGTTTTGTATCTCTTCTGTTACTTCATCTATATCTATAAATGTTTTTTCATCATAGATGTTAGGCTCAATTATGCGTGCTTCATTCTGAACTAAGTTTATAAGATGGGACATGTTATACTTTATCATTATATCAGAAGGAAGATAAAGATCTACAAAATTATTTCTTATAAGTTCTTTAAAGTCACCTAACGGCATTTCTAAAACACGTAAAATATTTACCTTTCTAAATTCAGGAGTAACCTTATTTTCATAGAAAGAATGTTCACCTGTACTTAAATCTAAAAGATACACGCCTTTACTATTGTCTATATCTGACCTTGTCATTTGATATGCGTTTCCTACCATTACTACATTTCCTCTTACTTGTGAAAAATGTATATGGCCTGAATATACTCTTTTATAATTTTTAAATTTAGAAATAGGGGTACCTTCTTCCTGTTTTACTTTTGCATTTAATAAAACACCTTGCATTTCAGAATGACAAAATACATAATCAGCATTTGGAAATTGCTTAAGTGTTTCACTTTCATGTTCTGGAGAATGACGCCATGGCATAATAAGACAATTAGTTCCGCCAAAATTTAAAATTTCAGGTTCTTTATGTATAAAAACATTAGGTATAAATCTTAAACTATCTAAAGAAGTTACATCATTTGTTCTTTTGTAGTAGATGTCGTGATTTCCTGCTAATATGTGTATAGGTAATATCTTTCCTATTCTTTCAAATAAATCAACAATATAACTGTTAATTTTTAAATTAACGATTTGTCTATTTTCAAATATATCTCCTACTTGTATTAGAATATCACCTTGTCGATATTCTTTTTCAAGTAAAGGGATGAAGTAGTTTTCGAAATACGATTTTGTTATTTCGAACCATTCCATGCTAGCAGCTCTAACACCGAAATGGACATCACCCATTATCCAAATTCTCTTAGTTTCCTCTAAATGGCCCATTTAAAAAAGTTTACGAATTCCTTTTCTGTCAATTATACCTGTTCTTTTATCAAGCTCTATCATTAATTCATCTTTATGTGCATTACTCAATGAATTATAGAATTTAGCACCTTGTATATCAAAATACTCTGAAGTAGCTGCAAATATTTCAATTACGCTATATTCTTTTATGTTTAAAGAAATATACGAATATACTTCACCTATTTGTATTTTGTTTAACTTAGGTATTTTACCTTCTTTATCAGGTATGTTCCATTTATTAAAGTCTGAATTTCTAATTAATCCATCAATTTTTTCCATCAGCATAACATCGCCGATGCTATTTTCGGTATCTTTACCAGAAGAGAATACTGGGTCTAATTGCCAGTTTATCGATCTTCCGTCATAGTCTGACTCTTCAAACGAATTGTCAAAAATTTTATCAGTCATTGTTCTTGCCATAATTTTTTATATTTATAGAGTTATGTCGCAGAGTTACCTGGCGCTCTAACGTCATCAGTCTCGGTCAGCCTCATGTAATCATAATTAATAGTAAATCTACACTTTGTATTTTTACCTTCACCGTCTCTTATTTTAAGTATCTTTAACCAGTATTCATAGTTTGCATGCATTACAGGGTCTTGTATTATACCATATATCATATCTGCAGTATGTGCTAAACCTGCTGATTCTGCGATATCATCCATTGATATGTCACTTGATTCATATCCTGAACGTTTAATCTGTGTCGCTGTAATTATTAACCAATTATTTCTATCTCCCATTGCTCTTAAATCCTCAGCAATCTGTTTAATTTTCATATAGGTGCTATCTCCGTTAGGGTTCCTATAATTAGCTAAGATATTAATATAGTCAATTATTACTGCTCTTAATTTTATGCCTGTTTGTTCCTCGACATCAAGTAAATAGTTTTCAATATCTACAACTGAAGCTTGACTAGTAGGATATTTTTTAACAAATAATCTACCTGGAGGAGTTAGACCTACACCTACTGTTTTTAGTTTTCTACTAAGAAAGTCTTTGTCTTTGGATTTATCATCATATGCAGACATTGTTATATCAAGTAAATTAGAACCAATTCTTTTAATAAATTTATGTCCAGCCATTTCAGCAGATATTACAGCAGTGTTATATCCCATTCTCACAAATGTTGCAGCATCATTTGCTAGCCAAATAGATTTACCAATATTCTGTTCTCCTGCGTAAACAACGAGACCTGTTTGGTCATATCCGCCGCCTGTTAAATTATCGACAAATGTTCTACCTGACCTTAGCTTATTTTCAGATTTTTGCTCATGGTGGTCAGGATTAAAAAAGTCTAGACCTAAATCAGCGTCAAACGTAAGACTACTTCTATTGTTAATTAAATCACGGAACTTTTGAATTACAGCATCAACGCTTTCAGGGTCTACCTTTGTTGTTCTAATATAATCTACGCCATCGCCTAATGATGTGTCAAAATTTCTCCATTTGATCCAGGATTCAGATGTTTTTCTTAACCATGTTTCATCGTAATCCTTTGTATTTTCTTTGAATATTGTATCAATAATATCATTATTGACTTTACCTTTTGCCTTGGCCGAATTCTCTACTAAAAGTTTAAATTGTTCTCTACTAGGAGTCTCTTTAAATTTTTCATAGAATTTTCTTCCTAAGTATGCTAGAATATCAAGTTGTTTATTTGAGTAAAAACCGTCTCTTGTTACAGTAAGATATTTAGGATTTTTTAAGCTATATAAAAAGAATATCTTTTCGTAGCTATCATTGTAATTCATATGAATTTATTTTTTAGTATTGTAAATGATACTCCTGCTTTTGTCTCTTGATTTCTTTCAATTATGTTTTCTTTTTCAAGTTGAAGTAAAGATGCTTCAATATTTTCTTTATATTCTTCACCTACTTTTTTATAAAGAACAGTAGTTGTAAATCTTACAGGGTTCAAGGGTTTACCACGGTCTGCAGACCTCTGTGTCATAAGATAAATTATATCTTCAGGTGCAGGATATCCAGGTGAATCAATATAAGTGCCCAATATGTATTTAATGGGCACTTTATCTAATGAAAATTCCATATTAATGCTCTCCGTTTAATAATTCTACATCGATTTCTGAGCTTTCCATGTTGAATAGTTCATCATCTGGAATATCGTCATCTATACCGTAGTTAAACATTGGTTTAGCAATTTCATTTATTTGTTCAAGTCTTTCTTGTGTAAAAAAGGTTTCACTAAAAAATTCCTTTGAAGTTAAATGTCTACCCAATTCTTTTACTGCAACAGAAGAAGCTTTAGGGTCAGGTATAAAGTATAACATTTCGCCTTCAAATTCAAATTCAACAGCTCTGCTTCTAGGCGCTGCAGATTTTTTCTTTAACTTTTGCTCGTTTACGATTTCGCCTTTTGCTACACCTGTTTTGTCCCAGTCAAATTCAACGAATTCTTGAAGACCAGTATATCTGTTAAGACCTGTTTTATAGTCAAGATGTGTTTTAACGACATTAGGTTTAGCGAATCTATTTTTATTAGGTTTTGCAGTAAGAATTATACCTACTTGTTCTTTGTCACTTCCTGTTGAGTTTAATTTTGCTTTTGTCAACATTAATATAATTGAAGCACCGTATTCTCTACCGGAACCGCCTGAACCAACCCAAGCAGCCATAAAATCAGTTGTTTTATAAACGTGATTTGAGTACACAAATGGTATTTTAACTTCTGCCATTCTTGTCATCAGGATACGGAAAAGAGACTTAATT